AACAGCGCGGCCGGCCTGCGGTCGATGCCAGTGCGCTACCTGTTCCTGGACGAGATCGACGCCTACCCGCTGGACGTGGACGGCGAAGGTGATCCGATCCAGCTGGCGGAAAAGCGCACGACCACGTTCGCACGGCGCAAGGTCTACATGTGCAGCACGCCGACCGTGAAAGACGTTTCGCGCATTGAGCGCGAATACCTGCGCAGCGATCAGCGCAAGTATTTCGTGGCGTGCCCGCACTGCGACCACCGGCAATGGCTGAAGTGGTCGAACCTGAAGTGGGACAACGACGACCCGCAGACCGCGGCCTATGCCTGCGACGAATGTGGCACGCTGATCGAGGAACGCCACAAGGCCGACATGCTGGCCAATGGCGAATGGCGTGCGACAGCACCTGGTGACGGCAAGACGGTGGGTTTCCACCTGTCGTCGCTGTATTCGCCGCTGGGCTGGAAGTCGTGGTCAGAGATCGCGGCCGAGTTCATGCAGGCCAAGGGCGACCCGTCGCTGCTGAAAACCTTTGTGAACACAGTGCTGGGCGAAACATGGGAAGACGACTACAGCGCCAAGCTGGGTGCGGACGACCTGAAAAGCCGCGTCGAGTTCTACACGCCAGGCGTTGCGCCGGCGCGCACGCTGGCAGTCACCTGTTCGGTCGACGTGCAGGACAACCGGCTGGCGGTGTCGCTGTGGGGTTGGGGCCGCGACGAGGAAGGCTGGATCATCGACCACATGGAGATCTATGGCGACCCGTCGCAGCCGAAGCTGTGGGCGCAGCTGGACGAAGTGGTGCTGAAGCCGGTGGCGCATGAGCTGGCGCAGCCGATCAAGATCGCGGCCACGGCCATCGACAGCGGTGGCCACTTCACCAGCGAGGTCTACGCCTACGCACGCGACCGCCGAAAGCACAACGTGTTCGCCATCAAGGGCCAGTCACAACGCGGCAAGCAGGCCATCGGCAAACCGACCAAGGTAGATCTGAACTGGAAGGGGCAAAAGATCAAAGGCGGCGCCGAGGTCTACCCAGTAGGCACAGACACCATCAAGTCGACGGTGTTCGCACGCATGAAGCTAAACGAGCCAGGGCCAGGGTTCCTGCACTTTCATGCCGAGCTGCCGCGGGACTACTTCGACCAGCTGACCGCGGAAAAGCAGATCACGAAATACGTGAAGGGTTTTCCCGTGCGCGAATGGGTCAAAAAGTCGGGCGCGCGCAACGAAGCGCTGGACACTTTGGTCTACGGCTACGCCGCGCTGCAGTGGCTTTACACGCGATTCAACCGCCGAACGATCTGGGATCAGTTCGAAAAGTCATTGAATGTCACGGCAAAACAAGAGGCAGAAAAGCCACCCGAACCGCAGAATAGGCGCAGACAGGCTAAAATAGCGCGAAACAACTTTATGACGAGCTGGTAAACCATGAACGTCCCTGCCCTGATCTACGCTGGCGACACTGTAAAGTGGAACGAGCCAGCAACCCCCGACTACAGCAGCACGGCTGGCTGGACGGCCACGTTCGCGTTGCGCCATGCCACCGGCAACGACGCGCTGAACATTACCGGCCAAGCTGACGGCGCAGGCGGTTGGAACTTCACCATCACCGCCACACAGACAGCAGCGCTGCACACGAACGGCCACTGGTGGCAGATGGTCGTGACCAAGGATGGCGAACGCTACACCATCGGCACCGGCAAGATCGAAACGCAGGCCAACATCCCAGCGTCAGGCAACACGTTCGACGGCCGCAGCCAGTTCGAAATCGACTTGGACGCCGTCCGCGCCGAAATGCGCGCACGCGTCAGTGGCGGCAGCGTTCAGGAATACAGCATCGGCAACCGGTCGCTGAAAAAGATGCCAATGGCTGACCTGATCGCATTGGAAACGAAGCTGAAGGCTGACGTGGCGCGCGAGACGCGACGCAAGCGTATGGCGCAAGGTTTAGACAGCGGCCGCGCCGTGTATGTACGATTTGGGGGCAAATAATGGGAATTCGTGACTGGTTCAAAGGCAAGCCCAAGGCTGTCCCACGTCGTCGTGGCTACGATGGCGCCATGCACAATCGTCTGGTGTCGGACTGGATCACCACCAGCAACAGCATGGACGCAGAGATCCGCAAGGATCTGAAGAAGCTGCGCGAACGCGCCCGCGACCTGGCACGCAACAACGACTACGCCAAAAACGCCCTGCGCGTGATCACCAACAACGTGGTGGGCCAAGGCATCACCATGCAGGCAGCGGTCAAGATGCGCCGCGGCAACAAGATGGACGACGCCACCAACACGGCCATCGAAACGGCATGGGCAAACTGGAAACGCAAGAACAACTGCCACACTGGCGGCACGCTGTCGTTCGCTGACATCGAACGCCAAGTCATGCACGCCGTCGCTGAATCTGGCGAAGTGTTTGTGCGCAAGGTCAATTACACGTTCGGCAAGTCCAAAATCCCACTGGCGCTTGAGGTGATCGAAGCCGACCTGCTGGACGAAAACCTGAACGAAATGGCCCGCAACGGAAACGAAATCCGCATGGGCATCGAGCGCAACACATGGGGCCGCCCTGTGGCATACCACTTCAAGCGCAACCACCCAGGCGACTATCCGTTCGGCGCCGGCGCCGTGGACAACACCACCAAGCGCATCCCAGCTGACGAGGTCATCCACCTATACAAGCAGGACCGCCCAGGTCAGACCCGCGGCGTGCCATGGTTGGCCAGCGCCATCATGCGCCTGCATCACCTTGGTGGCTACACCGAAGCCGAAGTCATCGCGGCCCGCGCTGAAGCCTGCCGCATGGGTTTCATCACATCGCCCGAAGAAGACGCGCTGCAAGACGGCACGGACGCCGGCCAAGCTGTGACCAACTTTGAACCTGGCAAGATCGAGCGCTTGGCGCCTGGTGAGCAATACACCGAGAGCAAACCCAACCGACCTGGTGGCCAGTTCGAACCGTTTGTGCGCGCCATGCTGCGTTCGATGGCGGCCGGCATTGGCGTGAGCTACGCCACCCTGTCCCGCGACTACAGCGACACCAACTACAGCAGCAGCCGCCTGGCCTTGCTGGACGACCGCGACAACTGGCGCGTGCTGCAGTCATGGCTGATCGAGAATTTCCACAAACCGGTCTTCGAAGAATGGCTGGACCTGGCAGAGCTGTCGGGTGAACTGACGCTGTCGGGCTACAACTTGAACCCTGAACCGTTCCGCGCCGTGCGCTGGATCCCACGCGGCTGGCAGTGGGTCGATCCCGTCAAAGAGATCGCCGCCTACAAAGAAGCCGTGCGCTGTGGTTTCACCACACAAGCGGACGTCATTGCCCAGGGCGGCGGCGACATCGAAGACGTGTTCCAGCAGCGCCAGCGCGAACTGGAAATGGCGAACCAGATGGAACTGACGTTCGACACCGACCCAGGATCTGTGGCTGGAAACGGCGCTGCACAAGCGCCTGATCCATCACAGGACGTCACCGCAAGTCAGTGATCGCTGACTTGGCGTTATAATTTCCCCAGCACACAATCCGGCACAACCTGGGGAAACTATGCAAGACACCGAAAAGCGGTTCCAACTGCCACAGCTGACGCGGGCTATTCAGCAAGTCGAAGAAGTCAAAGTCTTCGCTGAAGAACGCGTCATCGAATTCCCGTTTTCAAGTGAAGAACCCGTCGAACGCTACTTCGGCATGGAAGTTCTGAGCCACAAGAACGGCGCAGCTGACCTGGGCCGTTTGAACAACGCCGCACCATTGCTGTTCAACCACGACATGGACGAGATCCGTGGCGTCGTCGAAAAAGCATGGCTGCAAGACGGTCGCGGCTGGTGCCGTGTTCGCTTCGCAAAGACCGAAGATTCAGAGGAAGCGTTGGGCATGGTGCAAGACGGCATCCTGCGCAACGTGTCGTTCGGCTATCGCATCAGCGAAATGGTCGAATCCATCAAGGATGGCGTGTCCACATTTACGGCGACCAAGTGGGAACCGTACGAAGTATCGCTGGTCACAGTGCCGGCCGACCCCACCGTGGGTATTGGCCGTTCTGTGACCGACGATGAGCGCGATGTCGTTGTGCATCGCATTTCTGAGGAATCCGCACAGCCTGCGGACGTTACCATCGAGGAACCAACCATGACCGAGCAAACCACACCCGCTGTGGACGTGCAGGTGGTCGCTACGCAGGCTGCTGAAGCCGAACGCGCCCGCATTGCCAACATCAGCGCACTTGGTGAGCGTTTCAACGCCACCGAACTGAGCCGCAAACTTATCAATGAGGGCAAGTCCATGGACGAAGCCCGCGCCATTTTCTTAGAGGAAATCAAAGTGGACCAAAAACCTGTCACCGGCAAAGAAGCCGACATCGGCCTGAGCGAAAAAGAAGTTCGTCAGTTCTCATTCTTGCGCGCCATGAACGCGTTGGCCAACCCTGGCGACAAAGCCGCCTGGGAAGCCGCCGCATTCGAGCGCGAAGTGTCTGACGCTGGCGCCAAGGCTGCTGGCAAAGCATCACGCGGCATCTTCGTGCCAGGCGAGATCTTGCGCGCAAGCAAGCGCGATCTGACTGTTGGCACCAACAACGCTGGCGGCTTCACCGTGGCCACCGACTTGATGGCTGACAGCTTCATCGAAATGTTGCGCAACCGCGCTGTTGCAATCCGCGCTGGCGCGACCGTGATGAACGGCTTGGTCGGCAACGTCGCAATCCCCAAGCAGACCGCAGCTGCAACAGCCTACTGGGTCGCTGAATCTGGCGCTCCTACAGAGAGCCAACAGACTTTGGGCCAAGTCACCTTGTCGCCAAAGACAGTGGGTGCCTTCACCGACTTCAGCCGCCGCTTGATCTTGCAATCCAGCATCGACGTCGAGAACATGGTTCGCCGCGACTTGTCTTCTGTCTTGGCCTTGGCCATCGACACCGCTGCCTTGTACGGCACAGGTTCGAACAACCAGCCCACCGGCTTGAAGAACATCAGCGGCATCAACACCAAAGACTTCGCAGCAACGAACCCCACGTTCGCTGAAGTCGTTGGCATCGAAACCGAAGTGGCAACCGACAACGCTGACATCGGCAGCTTGGCCTACTTGGTGAACCCAGCACAGCGCGGCGCTTTCAAGACAACTGAAAAAGCAAGCAGCACTGGCCAGTTCATCTGGGAACCAGGCAACACCGTGAACGGCTACCGCACCGAAGTGTCCAACCAAGTGACCGCCGGCGACGTGTGGTTCGGCAACTGGGCTGATCTCTTGATCGGTTTCTGGTCTGGTTTGGACTTGATGGTCGACCCATACGCTGGCGCCACAAGCGGCACCGTGCGCGTCATCGCTTTGCAAGACTGCGACATCGCTGTCCGCAACGCCGTGTCGTTCTGCTACGGCAACGCTGGCCTGGCTTAATAGGCGACAATAAGGGGCCGGAGCGATCCGGCCCTTTTCCAATCTACTGACGAAAGCGATTTCACATGCAAGTCCTGATCACACGCACAACCGTAGCCAACAAACAATTCGTCCGCGCTGGCGATGTCGTTGAACTGGAAGCCAACGAAGCCAAATTGCTGATCGCAATCGGCAAGGCTGAAGCCGTTGGTGGTGATGACGAGCCTGCATCTGAAACCGCTGTCGAAGGCGACGAGCTGACCACAGAGAACGCAGAAGCCGTCGTGGCCACTGCAGCGCCAAAGGGCAAGCGCCGTGGCGCTAAGTGAGAACCTGGACGCGTTCCTGGCTGACTTCGGTGTAGCAGTCACCGACGGCACGACCGCGACCACCGGCGTTCTGGACATGCCCAGCGAAGTGATCGCTGGCGGCATGGTCATCACGACCGACTACGCGCTGACCATCAAGTCGAGCGTTTACCCCAACCTGAAATATGCCGACAGCCTGACCGTCGACGGCGCCGCGTTCACCGTGCGCGAAGTGCGTGCCCAGGACGACGGCAAATTCAGCATCGTCTACCTGTCGAAAGTCTGATCATGGCCAGCAAGCGCGAAACCATCCTGCAGCGCATCGTGACGGCATTGGCCGGCACCACTGGCGTCAGTACCCGCATCTACCGCAGCCGCGTCGAGCCATTGGCCCGCGGTGAGGCACCAGCCATTGTGGTGGAGCCGGTCAGCGACGCAGCCGAGCAGGACACAGTGGGCACGCTGATGTGGACACTGACGTTCCGTGTGTCCGTCATCGTTCGCGGCGCAGTCACAGACCAGCTGGCAGATCCCGCCATGCTGGACGTCCACAGCAAGCTGATGGCCGACGACACGCTGGATGGCTTGGTCATTCTGCTGCTGCCCAGCACCGTTTCATTCGAATCAATCGAGGCCGACCAGCCCGCTGGTGTGGTGTCCGCAGAATTCACAGCGCAGTACCGAACAGCGCTCAATTCCCTGAGTTAAAATCCGAACACATCACGCGAGGTCTTCACCATGTCACTTCTCACCCGCAAACGCACCATCCTGGCCAAGTTGGAAACCACCTACGGCACGGACCCGACACCCACAGGTTCGGCCAATGCCATCCTGGTGCGCAATTTGTCGATCACCCCATTGAACGCTGAGAACGTCAGCCGCGATCTGGTTCGCCCTTACCTTGGCGCATCCGAACAGCTGATCGCGTCGGCATACGTCGGCGTCGAGTTCGAAGTCGAAATGGCTGGTTCAGGCACGGCCGGCACAGCGCCCGCCTACGGCCCGCTGTTGCAGGCTTGCGGCATGACTGAGACAGACGGCGCGTCTGACGTGACATACACACCGAAGTCGGCATCGTTCGCGTCTGTGACCATGTACTACAACGTGGACGG